GGTAGCCATCGACCTCATCCAAAAACAAATAGCGCACCGGCATGGAGCGAAGGCCAACGGCGCTGTTTGCGCCCGTCATCACCAGCACGCCACCACGGAACTCTTTGCCCAGGATGGTGTTGCCTGAATCACGTGCCCGTGCAGGTGCAATCAAACCCGACAGCGTCGGACTTTCTTCAATAAGGGGATCAATCCGCTGCTTGGAGTTGCGCTTGGCCATCTCGACCGTCGGCGCAACAGCCATCATGGGACCAGGGGCCAGATGGATCACATAACCAATCCAGTTGTTGCCGCACTCAGTGCCACCGACCTGTGCACCCTTCATGAACACAACACGCTCGATGGGAGACGTCGGGGAGAGGCAGTCCATGATCTCCTTGAGATACGGCGTGCGATTGGTTCGCCACTTGCCAGGCTCCGAGGCCGACTTCCCCGAGAGCACTCGGTACTGGTCGGCCCATTCAGACACAGTCAGCAGTGGGTCGGGGGTGAGCCCCTCGCGCCACGCCTCAGCAATGGCATCAAATCCGTCATAGTGTTCCAACACATCCCTGCATTCCGTAAAACCTCAAGCCCACACTAGGGCTCAGTCCAACCGAACAGCCAAATCGCCTAGTTCGATCAAGTGATTGCGCACGGCTTTTTCCAACAGCACATGCAAGGTATGCCCATCGGCATTGAGGTCAGCCGCCATCTGGGCAGCCACACGCGCTGGCCAGTTCAACCAAGCATCGCGCTCGGCCCGCGCCATCTTGAAAACGTGTGCGACGGCTTGGTCACGGTTGACAAGCTCCCCTTTTAGGCGGGCCAGGCGCACCCGGTTGGTCTGCGCCTTGAGCACCTCATTGGCGGTCTTCGCCTGCAGCAACGTGGTGCCGCCGCCTTTGGGTTCAAACGAGCCCGCAGGTTCACCCAGCGTTTCCCGTATCCCCGCAATCGCCTCATTGGAGACGGGCTTGTGTTTACCGCGTTGCTGCGCGGCATCTGTGTTTTTGCTCCATTGAGCGTCGGCCAGCGCCGCATTGATCGTGCCGTCTGCGTTGGGGGTGATCCGCCCGGCCTCAATGGCCTTGCGCACCGCCGTATCGGACACCCCTCGGTGGCGCGCATAGGCCCGAATTGAGAGTCGATCGGTCATACCCAAGTGAAAGAGTCTGGCTAAGAAATTGACTTGATGTTGTTCGGAAATGAAGCGTTCATACGGTCATCAATCAACGTTTTTTGGAGCGCCGCATGAACCACAAGAAAACCACCAACGCCATCAACGCGCCTTCTTGCCTTTTGGAGCAGATCGCACGCGAGCACCTTTTTGTCCAGACGCTGCAGACGCAGCATTCGGACCGGCTGGACTTTCACGACGTGTCGGTTTGGGGAATTGAGGCTGCTCTGCAAGCGGCTTATCAGGCTGGCCTGAAGGCGCAGACGAAGAAGCCACAGGGGAAGAAAAAAGATTCAGAAATCGCTTGATAAGCGAGCGGAATGAAGCGTTCATCACATCACCATTTTTTAAAGGAAAAACCATGAAACTCTCCGAGACCCAAACCAATCTGCTCACCGCAGCGGCACAGCATCCAGAGCACTTGCTGACCGACTTCCCGGCCAATCTAAAAGGGGGTGCGCGGCTTAAGGTTTTGACATCCCTGGCCAACGCCAATCTCATTGCCGCCCACAGCCAAGCCGAGGACGGCACCACGCAATTTGCAATCACCGACGCAGGGCGCAGCGCCCTTGGCATTTCGATCGAAGCCAAGGCAACACCCTCCAAACGAGAGGGCACCAAGCAGGCCACGCTGATCGAATTGCTCCAGCGTCCGGAGGGGGCGACGCTCGAGCAGATGGTCCAGGCCACCGGGTGGCAACAGCACACGGTCAGGGGCTGCATGGCTGGAGCCCTGAAAAAGAAGCTCGGTTTGAGCATCGTTTCCGAGAAAGCCGATGGCCAACAACGTACCTACCGCATCGCCTGAGGCTCACATGAGGAACATCACCCTTACCGTCGAATGCAAACCCCTGACCGTGAAATTTGACGGTCAAGAGATCGAGGTCCAAGAGCTGAGCATCCGCCTGCCATTCGGACGCAAACCCAGCGACATCACCGACATCGCAGGCTGCGGCGACTACATCGTCTACGTCACAGAGACACGAGAGATGGAACCCGAAGAGTTCGACGGGTTCGCCATGAACCTCTACAAGTCCCGCGACTGGCTCAAGGGCAAGGGCGGCTACCTAGGGGAAGGACGCCTGTGCGTCCAAGTGCACGCGCCCGGTCGCCCCTACCTGTTCATCGATCCATCTGGCGGGGATTACCCGCGCTACGTTGCTCGATTGGGGTGATCTATGCAAACGTCACAAGCACAAGACCTGGTCAAAATCCCTGCCTCCGAAAACGAGTCGTGGGGCTTTTGGGGAACGATGGGCGGCTACGCCAGCATTGCCTGGCCCATTGCCATGACCCATATTGCCAAGACCACCAGCCAGCCGCTTGAGTCGGTCCGTGCATTCCTGGACAGCAGTCATGGTCGTCATTTTGCAGATACGGTTCAAGACGCTCTTTTGAGCAGCCCTGACATGCACCAGGCCGTCGCACAGGCCAGCCAAAAATGGATGAGCTGGACGATAGGGCGCACGATCCAGCGCAACTACGGAATCCCCAAGGGGCTGCCATACCTGACCGGGTTTGTGATTCAGAGCGCAGTGGATCAAGACTGCGGCTGATCCAGCGCCTCATGCTCACGGGCCTGCAGCTCTTGTTCCGGCTCTGAGTCACCGGCCTCTCGAACGGCTTTCTTGCCTGTGTATTCCTCCCAGCGTTTGACGATCACGTCTACGAACTTGGGATCGAGTTCAATCAAACGAGCTTGACGCCCTGTCTTTTCGCATGCGATCAGGGTGGTGCCAGAACCACCAAACAAGTCCAACACCACATCCCGGCTTTTCGAAGAGTTGCGAATCGCCCTTTCAACCAGTTCTACCGGTTTCATAGTCGGGTGCAGATCGTTGACGCGAGGCTTGTTATAAAACCAGACGTCTGCCTGATCGCGATCGCCACACCAAAAGTGATCGGTTCCCTGTTTCCATCCGTACAAGATCGGTTCGTACTGGCGCTGGTAGTCAGCCCGACCCAACGTGAAAGTGTTCTTTGCCCAAATCACGAAAGTCGACCACTTGCCACCGGCATCCAACCAGGCCTTTTGCAAGGTATGCAGCTCAGATGAACTCATGCAAACGTAGCAAGCGCCCTTAGTAACAACCAGGAGGTTCACGCACGCGTCGTACAGGAACTGGTAAAACCCGTCGCCCAGCGCATCGTTGAGGATGCGGCGGTCTTTGCCGCGCATCTTGTCCTTGGCGTTGTTGCCATAGTCCACGTTGTAGGGTGGATCGGTAAACGCCATGTCGGCCAGCTGGCCATCCATCAAACGCTCGACATCATTCAGGACGGTCGAGTCACCACAAAGCAAGCGATGGTTGCCAAGGATCCACAGGTCGCCCGGCTTTGAGACAGGTTCCACTGGGGTTTCCGGGACTGCGTCTTCGTCGGTCAGACCATCGCTTTGTTCATCGCCATTGAGAAGCTTGTCGATTTCCTCATCACTGAATCCCATCAGATCCAAGTCGTACTCGGCAGCCTGCAACTCAGCCAACTCCAGCTTCAGGAGTTCTTCGTCCCAGCCTGCGTTCTCGGCAATTCTGTTGTCGGCCAGGATGTAGGCTTTCTTCTGGGTGGGCGTCAGGTGTGCCAGTTCGATGACGGGCACTTCTGTGAGCCCCAACTTGCGGGCAGCCATCAATCGGCCATGCCCAGCAATCACTCCGCGCGCACCATCCGACAGGATGGGGTTGGTGAAACCAAACTCGGCAATGGATGCTGCGATCTGAGCCACCTGGCCATCGCTGTGTGTGCGGGCGTTGCGCGCATAAGGGATGAGCGCATCCACCGCGATCATTCTGATCTCGGGAGTCATAAATTCCTTGGGGGGATTGGGGGAGGTGCAAACCCGGTGCGAACTGCAAACCCGGTTTTTCAATCTGTCGCTATCGAAATCTCGGGCCTTTGCCCCCCGCATAGGAACTTGGCGAGGAAGGACCCAGAAATTTGTGTGGAGGGAGTGGCCTGCACTCCTTTCCACACCATAGCTGAAAATGTACGCTCAATTGGGCTGAAATGCTGCACTGGGTAAATTCGCTCATTGCCTCAGATGCACCCACATTGCCCACCGATTTATTCAAATCACGCCAATTTACGCGCATGAGTTGACCGCATCGTTGAGCTTGTCGGTGACCAGTTGCATGGCCTTCTTCCAACGCCTGGCTGCCGTGTTTCGATCGCACGCAAAGCGACGACCGATCTGATGCCAGTCGTATCGCTTGGCCCGCATCCAGACCAGGTGTCGTTGCTCCTCCTCCAACCACTGAACCCAACGCATCGTCTCGAGCATTCGCTCTACTGCCTCAGGGCTGGGTGGCATGGGGCGATAGACACGCTCAGGGTCTGGGTAGCGATCAGGGATCTGCATTGCAATGCCCATCCAGGGGTTGGAGTACCCCTGAACACGCACGGCAGGTAAGCGGTAGGAGGTGTGTGCCGCATCGCTAAACCTTGCGGCCACATCGTCTGTTGTCCACTCTGTCTTAGCCATGCTTACCTCCTGAGCCATAGAGACGCTCACCTATGCGTCTGATGAACTCACGCTCGAGGAAGTCAAGTCGTTCGTCCTCATCAGAGATAACCAGGATGTGCCGCTCACGCCAACCTGAACGCTTGA